ATAACGCACGTTACAGTAAGATTAGTGGTACCCCTACTGTTGAACCTTCTAAGAAATATACACAAAACTCTGAAGAAGAGTCTCAAAAGTCTTGGACTTATCCCGACGATACTAGTTTTGACTATACAGGTGTTGGAAACCGTGATGGTCAATATGGTTATTACGGAAGAAGTGAGGACGTTGTGCCTTAAAATAGTTTTCTTTTTCTTTCATTTTTCCATATCCACCATGATAAATAATTAAAAGGTGGATAATATGAACACAAAACTCTCGATAGAACCAATTATTGAACGCAATGGAAAATACTATCGCAAAACCTATGAAGTAAAGAAAACAAATTGTGCGACCTGTCAAACCACAATCTTTCGAAAACCTAGAGAAATTAAATCCGGCTATCCGAGTTATTGTTCATTAAAATGCAAACAGGTACATCATGATCCACAGGGGGCGATAATTCTATCCAAAACCAACGACCTCAACTTCTATTATTTTTTAGGTTTATTAGCAACTGATGGATATATTAATAACGGCAAAAGTAAAAATGGGCATGGTGTTCGACTAGGATTTGCAAAAAACGATGAATCATCTCATCGATTACTACAAAAGATTCAACAATATTTTGGTGGAAAAATTTATGAAGAAAATCAAAATGCCTATTATCTCTACTTCTATCAAAAAGATTTTCGAGATTATCTAATTTCGATTGGAATTACATCGAACAAATCATTAACACTCGATGTTTCAAATTGGTTTAATCAACTCACAGTTGATCAAAAATGGTCATTCATAAGAGGATGTTGGGATGGTGATGGGTGTCTTACATTCTTTATCAATAAGCGTGGTGATCATCGTGGCAACGCTAGTATTGTTTCGGCTTCGAAATCCTTTGCTTTAATGATTCAAACTTTCTTAGGACCAGCAGCAAAACTTTATGTTTATCGAAATAAAACATACATGTATCAAGGTACTCAAAAACAGTCGGTAAATCCCTTATATACAATCTCGATCAATTCATCCAATGTTCCAAAAATTCTCTACAAACTCTACGAAAATCTAAACTTAGAAATAGATCTTTATCTTGAACGTAAATACAAAGTCTACAAAACCGTTGAAAGTTACTATAAATAGTTTTAGAATGTGAGGTAATTATGCCATTTATGGAAAAGATTCACAATAGTAGTGGTAGTTTTTCAAGAATTTTACGAGTCAGGGCATTTTTGGCAACAGTTTTAACGATTGGGGCAACTGTGGGATTCTTTCAAAAGATTATTCCATATGATGCTTATATGCCTTTAGTTACAATGGCTTTGGGTTTTCTTTTTGGTCAGGCTTCCCCTATGGAAGTTCCGAAATCTCTTGAAACGCCTAAACCGACTACAACGACACAGCCAACGGTTTAATTTGGTGACAAATAGCGTCTTGACCTGTTAATGATTCTTCATCTTTGGTATGAGTTATCAATTGCATACCATCTGTGGTCATAAACCAACCTTCAATAATTATAAATCCTCGGTGAATTTTGGTGTGACAATTACTACATATGTTGCATAGATTAGATGGATGATTTGGTTTATCTATTTTTCTACCTCTGATATGGTGTTCCACAAGAAATTCAGTATTATTACAAATTTGGCAATGGGTTTTGTTGGAATTATTGCTAAGTTTTTGAATTTCTTCTTTCATGGGTTACTCGGGTGGTAAATCTTTTTCAGTAAGCACTTGAAACTTTGCGCCTATACTGTGTGCATATTCTGTAGCTGCTTTGAATTTACTCATATTGGTAGCCCAGAAAATTTCTTGATATAACCATGTTTTTTCAGATTTGCGGCCCTTTACTGGCATGATGGTTTGTCTATATGGTTTATATTCAATCAACCATTTGGTAAAAGTGCCATCTGGGTTTCTAAATTTACAATAGAAATCGATATAATATCTATGAACTTTACCATCAACGGGTTTAATATATGGTATAATAACCGATTCGCTACCCCATTCAACAACTCGATCTATGGTATCAAAATATTTCATCAATCGAAATTCTGGTTTTGATCTATAAATTGCGGGTAATGAACCTTTATACTTCTCAGGATGTTTGATTGGAAATACGCCTTGTTGATATGGTACGGTCATTTAATACTTTCTAAAATATATAATAAACTGTTATATTATTTTCTTTTGATGTATCGTCTACAATTTTCTTTTTATATTTAATAACTTTTTCGATAATGCTATCATAGAATTTTATTCTTTTTAATTCTGTTTTTAATATAGTATAATAAAAACCAATTAATAATGGTGTTTTGTTTCTTTTCAAAGAATCAAAAATTGAACTTAGAACGAAATCCATTACAAATTTTGCATTATATCCCATTTCACCAGTAATGTTCAATTGTTGGGCAGTATCAATAAATTTGAATGTTACTAATTGCCCATTCTTTTTATTTTTTAATATATTAATAAGATTTTTATTTGAACTATTAGATATTATATTAGTTAAAACATCTTTTATTGTTTTATAAATTATTCTATTATGAAACGTTATATTTTTTTGTTTCATATTTTTTAACATATATGTATATTCATCAAAATATCCACCAGTTGGGTGAGATATATTTATGTATGTTGCTTTAACTTTTTGGTTGGTATTCCAATTTTCAGTGTGTATAATATAATTTAAAGATTGTTCAGATATTTTATTAATATCATAAACATTAATTGATTCTTTGATTATTTCATCATATAGATTATGTATTAGATTTTTCACTGATGATCTCATCAAACAGATCATTGATTAGATTTTCTTTACTTTCTGCATTGGCGTGTAAGGCTGCGAGATATTTTTTACCTGAACCTTTAGTACAACCAACTTTTGCCCCACCGTGTTTTTTATATACACATGTTTTACTACCAACTTTTTTTGTTTTATACGGCATGTTCTATCTCCTTATATTTGTTACTTTTTTTAATATTGTCAATGTGCCACATAGGGCGAAGATTTTTATAATTAAAACATTGCTGCTGTTGTTTGGAAATAGACAAATCAAATAGAGAACAGGGTTTAATGTGGTCTATACTCCATTGACCGATTTTATTACCATAATTATCCCACGACATACCTTCTGTAAATTGATTTTCAAAATGTGTGATTAGATTTTCAAATGTACAACCTATTAATTGTATTGTTTTTTGTGATTTAATTTTACCTTTTAAAACTAATCTTAAATATGATCTTAAATTATGTACCAATCGAATAGTTGGATTATTTTTTAATCGTTCTATTTTCTGTTTTGAAATTTGTTTTTGATTTTCTTTTTGATATCTTTGATTATAATTATGTTTTTCATCTTTATGTTCTTGATAATATAGTGTTTTATTGTTTAAGATTGTTTTTTTATTATTGTGGTAATAGATCTTATCATATTCTCGTTTGTGGGCTTTGTGTTCTTCTTTGTTCATGTTATGCTGTTGGTGGAGTACCGGGTAGAGCTGTTCCACCTGCTGGTGCTGCTCCTGCGGCCGCTGCGGGTGCGGGTGCGCCCGTTACTGGTGCTGCACCCTCTGCCTCGGCTCCTTCTGGTACTTCACCTTCTGCGCCTTCGGCTCCGGCTGCTGGACCAAAGGCTGGTGGGGTTTCGCCACCTGCACCCCCCCCACCGGCACCTTGCATTTCTGCGCTTGCTTGTTGTACTGCTTGAACCTGTTCCTTCCAGTTTGGACCTGCTGTTAATATCTGTTCTAGTTCCCACTGGAGGGCGGCATCTTTTCTTCTCCACTCACGGTTTGCTGCCATTTCTTTATCGTCCAGATTCAACCATTTCTTTTGAGCAAATGAGTTTGAAATACCTTCATTATTACTTAGATTATTAAAATTGTTATAGAGCAATTCGAATATTTGTTGCTGTTTCATTGCTAAATACATGGTTGGAACATTAAATAAAACATCCAAACTTCTCTCTTTAAGTTTATAACTTTCCCAAAGTTTTCTAAGTTTCAAATGAGTTACAAAAGCTTCTCTAATACCCCATGCAAATTGTCTCTGAATACGTATTAGATACTTAGCAAATCTAAGTTCTTCTCTTGTCATTCCTTCGCCGTCTTTAAGTTGATCTTCTGGATTCAATCTACCTACGGGAACCTTCATACTCTTGTAAAGTAAGCGTAAGAAATACATCAAATCATCTAATTGACCTAAGTTGTGTCCACCCTCAAGTCTTTCAACTCTTGTACCTTCTGTACCTTGACGTTTTGGGAACCAATAACTATCCAGCATTGATTGTGGGTCATAAACGTTAGTAACTCTTCCAGTAGTTGTATCGTATGTTTTCTTAGACCAATATTGTTGCATTAGACGTTTAATATAAGCTTCGGCTTTTGGGGGTGATAGATTACCGACATCAACGTGGAAAGCCAATCTTTCTGGTGCTCGAACAAGGCGATAAATTACAATAGAATCTTCAATAAGTGAAAGTTGTTTATAAGCTCGACGAGAGTTTTCAATATATGGTAAACGTATGGTTCTGTCTTCATTCCACATACCGCTATGAATATATGTAACTTGATTCTTATTAAAAATTATTAATTCTTCTCTATCAAGTTTTTCTGTCTTTCTATTCACTACTGGTCTACGTAAAGCAAACCCTTCGATAAGATCATTTTGTACGTTTTTATAAAAAGGATTAATTAATTCGGTTGGAACACTTACAATACCTATAATGCCATATTCGGGATTATTTTGTGATATAACGTTTTCAAAGAAAAGTTCACCATCAATCATTAATTGACGAACAAGCGTCCAGCCCTTCTCCTTCAAATCAAAAATAGCTATAAATTTATCCCATTCTTTTTGTATTTCATCCTTAATAATTGGACTAAATTCACCATTAATATCAAGTTTAACTATTTTCTTGTCTTCATCCTCTACAAACATCTCATCGCAGATTTCATCTAAACAATCAGCTAACGTTGAATATGTTGACATTCTACGATAATCTTGTAATCTTTTAACCTTATCCAAATCTAAGTTAGCATACATGAAAGATTGAAAATTCTTATCAACTATCATTCCACCAAGACCTAAATCGTGTTCGGACTCACTTCTAAAAACTGATTGTTGAGTTACTCGACTATATCTATCTGATGCTAAATCTTGAAATATTTCATATTTTGGATTTAAAGCTGTGATATTTTCAATAATGGCGTAAGAAAATGGTAACTTGGCGATTACAGTATTGATAAATGACTTACCCGCGCTTGATGTTACTGTGTTTCGGCCCTGATATCCCGGAATAGCTTCAGACATAATATGCTCCTATTTTAATTATTTATTGAAAAAGACTACAAATCAACTAAATAATTAAGTGGTAATTGATAGGGATTCTGACCTTATCAAAACAGGTGGAGTTATCTACCTGCTGTCCCACAACAATATTTAAGGAGTTATATCGTGAATCAAGAAAAAATGGTTTGCCAACTTTGTCATTCATTCACCCACACAAAACCATATCTTTTTCGACATATTCAAAATACACATAAAGTTCCTATTAAAGAATATTACGATAAATACATAAAACTTCCAAAAGAAGGATTATGCCGAATTTGTGGTAAACCTACACATTGGAGTATCGCCCATCATTGTTATGGCAACTATTGTAGTAGAGTGTGTGTATGGAAAGATCCAATTGTTATTGAAAAACGTAAACAACATTGTTTAAAAAAATTTGGAACCGAATTTGCTTTTCAAGCTAAAGAAGTTAGACAAAAAATACTTGATTCAACAGAAAAACGTTATGGAAAACCGTATATTTTGCAAACAGAGATTGGTCAATTAAAACGTAGTCAACAAATGACTCCAGAAAAAGAACTAGCCAAAGAATTAAAACGGCAAGAAACCAATTTCAAAACATATGGAACCAAACATCCATCACAATTGGATAGTGTTAAACAAAAGATGTATGATACAAATCAACTAAAATATGGGTGTGATTTGCCGACACAAAATCCTGATATTTTAGCTAAAATAAACAATACTAATTTAAAAAATCACGGTGTAAAGTGGAATATGCAACGACCTGATGTAATTAAAAAAATGATGAAAGCTCAAGAAAATGTAACTTATTGTCATAAAAAATATGTTCTTCCATCCGGTAAGATTATAAATCTACAAGGTTATGAACCACAATTTCTCGATTATATATTTAAAAATAACATATTAAAAGAGGATGAGATTATTCCGCATCCTAATTCTATAATGTATTATAAAAACCATAAAAAACATTTTTATTATCCAGATTTTTATATACCTAAATGGAACTTAATTATAGAAATTAAATCAACTTGGACATTAAAATTAGATAAAAATCTTAAATTGAAAGAAAAAGCAACAATTAAAAACGGTTTTAAATATTGTAGAATTATTAATATTTTATCTAGTGATGAATTAGATTTTTCAAATTTGCAAATCTATTTAACTTCAACACCAGAAACCCAAGGATATTGAAATTCTTGATAACTACTAAATAATGGATTTGATGTCAAATATGGATTAAATGTAGGTCTTATTGAATCTTCGGTTAATTTACCATATCCCATAAAACCATAAGCTAAAACATCTATAAATCCTGTTAAAACTGGTGTTGGTAATGTAAAATTAATTTGATGTTCATTTACAAATGTCCAATCGGATGATAAAATTGGTATGCCAGAGAATCCCGGATACTTGGCCGATAGTTTAACACTGTTCATATATGGATTAATAAATTGATAACTTGATAATGGATAAGATCCTGTTGGTGTTGAACTTATAGCTAATCCTGTTACAAATTGGAACATATCACCAATTATATTGAATGTTTGACCAGATATCCCCATATTTGCAACATATGGATTAATACTATGTAATTGTGGTCTACCAGATATTGTAAAATAATCGGTAGTTATAGGAGATTCCATAGCTTGCAAAGTTGGGAAGTCGTCAATGATGTTTGAAACTGCGGTAAAGGTTGTATCAATCTTATGTATAATTCCAAAAGGATTATTAGAATTTCTATATATCCAACCATAAACAGTAAAAGATGAGTCTGCACCAATTCGATAATGTGTAGTAGCTGGAATATCAATAGGATATGACATGTTGGTGTATCCGTCCCATTCTACTCTACAACGTACTTCTGTATCTAAATCGGGGTGTTTATATGAAATTATAATATATGGGAAAAAGTTGGCAAAAATACAAGTTAATATCTGATCTATATCTCTTTGATATCTACCCAAGATACTAAATGGTAATACTAGTTTAACTGGTAAAGGCTGAGGGAATCTCCCGCCGCCAGAAAGTATTTGCTCACTTACTGTAAAACCAGCAATTTTATTAAATGTTCTATCTCGATCATATGAAATGCTGGCTGTATTTAAACACATGGTGGGGAGTTGAATGTGTTGGTTTAAATTCACCATATCATATATAATTCTTTGTTTTGGTGACCACTTTAAACCAACATCGAGTTTGTCAGTATATGATTTATCATCAAGTTCACTCAAACGTCTAATAACCAAATCACCAAGAGCATTCAAAACTTGGGCAATTAGTATTTTAAATTCGTTATGGAAGGTATACGTTTTCAATATTAAAAATTCCTTAATCTTTAATTATTTAGTAATTTTGCCATGATCTATGCTAAATAGTTGTAGCTGTGATTGATAGAGGACAAACTCTATCAAAACAGGTGGAGTTATCTACCTGCTGTCCAGCCACTATTATTTAAGGAGTTATATCATGAATCAAGTTTTAAAAGAATGTTTAGGTTGCCATCAATTAAAATCGTTTGATGCTTTTAGTTTTGATAACCGAGTTAAAAGCGGATTGCAGGCCCGCTGTAAAAAGTGCAATAGTTCACGTAATAAACAATGGGTAGATAAAAATCCAGATAAAAAAAGATTATCCAATATTAATTGGTGTTTAAATAATAGAGAACAAGATAAAAACAATAAAAAAGAATATTATAGAAAAAATAAAAAGAAATCGGATGAAGATAATAAACTTTGGATTGCTAATAATTATCAACAATATAAAAAATATCATCGAGATTATCGAAAACATAAACTTAAAACTGATATAAATTATAAAATATTAATGTGTTGTCGTGCCCGCATCAATCAGACTTTAAATCATAATCAAAAATTAGGGCATACTATTGATCTTCTTGGTGTATCTATTCAACAATATAATGATGTGTGGTTAAGTTCACAATTTTATAACAATATGACTTGGTTCACTCAGGGTAATGATCGTAATAGCTGGCAAATTCACCATATATGTCCACTAGAATTTTTTGATATGTCTAATCCTATCGAACAACAGCAAGCATTTCATTATACTAATACAAAACCTTTATGGTATGTGGATCATTGTGAAGAACATCGAAAAATCAATGAACGAATGTCTCAATATGATCCAAAAGATATATATCCTTGGAAATATTAACCATTCATTGATTCTTCGGCAAGGAAATTCCACCCTTTAGGGTGTGAGAGGAATTGCCGTCCTTTGGTATGTTTATAAAATCCTCTGAATACATAAAACAGAAACGTAAAATACGTTACTTAAAACGTCAGTTACAAGCAAAATCAAATAAATCTTCAACAGCTAAAAGACACCTGAAAAAACTTAAAAAACATGAACATAATTTTAGTAAAAATTTTATACATCATATTGCTAATGAAGTCTTAAAAACTGATGCTAACATAATTGTAATTGAAGACTTAACAAAACTTAAATCCAATGTAAAAGACCACGGTAAGCGATTTAATAATCGTATTGGACAGATACCTTTTTATATGATGAAAGATATAATGACCTACAAGGCACTAGCTCTAGGTAAGAAGCTAGTAACGGTTAACCCTGCATATACCTCTAAGAATGACTGTAGAGGCTTAGAAAACGGTGTGCGTAAGGGATGTAGATATAAGACAAGTGACGGTCTGGTGTTTGATGCTGACGTACAAGCGTCAATAAACATTAGAAACCGACACAAACACTCCGATTCGTTTTTAATTCCTTTAGATGGGATTTATAAACCTAATGGACAAGGTTTAGTCAATAACCTATATACTGTTTTTAACTACGTTAGAGACAGCAAGCCCCGATGCTTTAGCGCGGGGTAATTGAC